TGAGCAAGGGTTTTTTGACTCGCTACCGGATGGGTTTATATATAAGAGGGAGCTATTTGATGCAGTTAACGGAGGGTTAGGATGGCCGAGTGATGAAGAGGTTGCAGCAATTAGAGGCTTTTAACCATAAATAATAATATGAGAGATAAGAAGCGTAAAGAAAGTAAACTCTTAGAAGAGGCCTATGGTAAGGTTTGTAATGAAATGATTGACACCGGTGTCATTGTTACGCAAGAGCCAATTGATGCTGTAGAAGTCGACACGACACCATGTGACGCAGTTACGCAAATGAACGATACTAGTATTGATGAAATTGCCCATAATGCTATTACCGCAATTTATGAATTAGCAAAAGCAGCAGGATCGAGCATTGTTGTTGATATACAAGCACAAGAAGAAGTTGTAGATATATCTAATATCGGATATGAAGATATAGAAATTGGATGACCATAAGGATTGTAAGCAGTTTGCTATGAAAAAATTTAAACAGTTCTTTATTGAAAAACAACTCTTTGGTCTTATAGAGTTTTTTGATATTGATGGGATAGGCAAGGTACCAGCTAAGTTAGACTCTGGTAATGGTGCATATAATGTAATACATGGGGAAGATATACAGATACAAGGTGAAAAGGTGTTTTTTAGAACTGTCAACAACAAGACCTTACTAAAGGATAAAAAGGGTGAAATTACTATTAACGTTGGAGCAGGTAATACAGAGGATAGACCTATTGTGGAGTTTGATTTTACTATAGGTGAAAAGGTATTTACCGGTATACCTTTTACATTAAGTGATAGAGCTACCAATCTCTATAAAATTTTAGTAGGTAAGGATTTTATAGTAGATGAATTAGATGGTATTATAGATCCAGATCGCGAAAATATCGCGGATAGTAATCTTGACTGTAAGCTTTAATTGCCCCGACAATCAGAAACAAACTGATAAAACTCATTCCTAGTCGCTGCATCATTTAAAAAATCTTCACTAAGTCGACTAGTCTTCATTTCACAACCATCGTGCTTTACACCTCTAAGACAGGCACATGTATGTGTTGCAGATATCATTACTGCAACACCTTCATTACCTTCACAAATTTTATTAATAGCTTTATGAATTTGCATTGTTAACCCTTCTTGGATTTGAGGTCTTCTCGCATAATGTTCAACGATTCTATTTAGCTTACTCAACCCTATAACTTTTCCATCATGTGAAGGTATATATGCTACATGAGCTCTACCAGTAAATGGTAAATGGTGATGTGAACAAAAAGATTTGACAGGTATACCACCTTGAAAGACCATTCCATCGTAACCATCTGATGGAAATGCAGTTACTTTAGGTGGGCTATTATAACAACCTGCAGCTAGATCATTTACAAACGCTTTTGCCACTCTCATTGGTGTATTGTCACTGTTTGGATCGTTACGCCAGTCGATTCTTAAAGCATCTAAATATTTTTCGTAAGCTTTTGATGCATCTTCAATAATTTGTAATTTTTGTTCTTCTGTTAACGGTATATTACCATTAGCTGTGTGCAATTTTATCGTCTGATCCATATAATCATTATATTGTACAATTTTATAATATCAAGAAAATTTATATTGCAGTTGATTATTTTTTACACCCAACTAATTAACCATGGTTGGGACGAGGGAGCTAATATTAAAACACTTTACCCGTTGACATTTACTACGTTTATCATATAATAAACATATGAGTGCTTATACATCGTCAAAACAAATTGAATTAGGCTCTACGGCATTTCGTCAGTGGAGAGCAGATCATAGCCATTGCCGCTTTATACATGGTTATCAACTTAAAGCTAAATTTACATTTGGATGTAATGATTTAGATAATAAAGGTTGGTGTGTTGATTTTGGAGGGCTAGCTGATCTTAAACATACACTACGTAGTCAATTTGATCATACTACAGTAGTTGCTGGTGATGACCCAGAGCTTGAAACATTTAAAACACTTAATGATAAAGGTGTTATTCTTCTTCGTATTATGCCGGAAGGTGTTGGTGTTGAAAAGTTTGCTGAATGGGTCTTTAAAACTGCAGATACATATATTGAAGAAATTTCTGAAGGTAGATGTTATGTTGCAAATGTTACAGTAACCGAACATGATAATAATTCAGCAAGTTACACTCATAATAGATACGTAGAGGCAGCTGCAGCTACAACGTCAACAGAAACTAACACTACACCTACACCTACACCTCCGGTAGAAGTTGCACCTACACCTCCGGAGGCAGTTGTTGCACCGAAGCGAGGGGCAAATGTTGGCAATAAGGTATCACGTGGTAAAGGTAATTGGTTTGAAGGAACTACTTGGGGTTAAGTTCCTAACACTGCACATATAAACCGAAGTATTTTACTTCTAGCAATTTCAGAAAGACCAAATTCGTAGGCGTGTATGCCGTTGTCTTTACATTTCTTATTATTAAATTTATTAAAGATTTCTCTGTAACCTGATCTAGAAACATCAGCCTGATTGGAATCACCGCATACAATATATATAGAGTCGCGACCAAATCTTGTAAGAATGGTTGTCAGCTCCTTACGTGATAAATTTTGAGCTTCATCAACTACAACCAAGCTCTTATTAAATGTTAAACCTCTTACAAAGTTAACAGGTAAAGCTTCAATAACACCTTTTTGTTTTAACATTGCGCATGTGGAGTGGTCAGTAATTTCGATTACCTTTTCTTCTAACGGGATCGCATACGGTGAAAATTTATCATCAATCTCGCCAGGTAAAGAGCCTAAGCTACGTTCAGCTGATTCTGCTATTGATCGTATATAAACTAGCTTATTAAAGCTTTCTTGTTTAATTAACTCTAATCCAGCGTACACAGCTATATATGTCTTCATACTACCTGCAGGACCATCAACAAAAGTTATTTTTGTGTTAGGGTGCTTTATACAGTTGTAGAATTCCTTATGAACAGGGTTAAAATAAAAAGGCTTTTTAATTTTAAAATTTAAAAGCCAATTGGGACTGAAGATATCCTCCACTGACATCTCCACTTTAAATTCTTTACGCTTACGCGCAGTTTTTACGCTCATGTATTAATATTTAGTTGAAAATGGCGTTTATGAATACTATAATATATGTATATGGTAGATTGCGATAAGATGACGTTACTCATATCTGACGATAAGATGTTTTATACTATCGAAGGTGAAGGTGAGTATGTTGGAGAGCCATCTTTATTTTTTAGATTATCTATGTGTAATCTAACATGTAAGGGATTTGCTTCCCCGGACTCACCTCATGGTTGTGACTCGTATATTTCTTGGTCTGTAAAAAATAAGATGACATTTAATGAAATCTTTCAATATATGGAAGAAAAAAAATACATTGAAAAGCTTAAAAACAACGTAATACTTAAAATTACCGGTGGTGAACCGCTTGTACAGCAAAAGCGGTTATTAAAATTTATTGAAGCTTTTATTGAAAAGTATAATTTTACTCCACGTATAGACTTTGAAACTAATGCCACAATAATGCCTGATAATATATGGGTAGATAAATATCTAGCTACCTTTACAACTTCACCTAAGCTTACAACCAATGGAGATCCGGAGGATAAAACATATAAACCTGAGGTACTTAAATGGCATAGAAATAATAGATCTGGTTTTAAGTTTGTTATTAATGAATCTTCAGATATTAATGAAATTTGGGATAAGTATGTGACAGATAATAAAGAAATAAATCTCCCGCTAGATCGTATATGGTTAATGCCTGTAGCTGGTAGTAGAGCAGAGCATATTACTAACGCTCCTGCTGTCGCAGAATATGCTAAAGCTTTAAATGTTAAATTTTCTTCAAGATTACACTTATTAGTTTGGGATAAAGCACTTAAGGTATAGAATCTGTGAGAATTTTAGCTAAATAACTTAATGAGAATTGCATTTTCAGGACCTGGTAATTCAGGCAAAACGACAACAGTAAAGAGCTTTCTTTACACATGGGATAATTATATAACACCTAAAAACACGTATAGGGATTTAATAAAAGAAGATAATCTAAAACATTCGAAAGATACAACTCCTTCTACTCAATCAGCTATTATTGACTCTATGGTTAAAGTACAAGAAGAAAATAAAGACACCTCACATATTGTATACGACCGATGTACTTTAGATAACCTTGCTTATACTTTATGGTCACATGAAAAGGGAATAAAAGGGTTTACTAAAGACTTTTGTGCAGATCAAATAGCAATAATGCGCGAGTCGATGAAACATTTAGATATTATATTTTTATGTACATTTGATGAAAGTCAGCAAATAGAAGATGATGGTATAAGGGAAACAGATAAGGAATATATTAAAGAAGTAGATAATATTTTTAATTCCCTATTTAGCCAGTACACTAATAACGTTGAATCGGATATCTTTTTTCCAAAAGACGATACCCCGTGTGTATTAACTGTACCTAGTGATGCACAGAAAAGAATAGATCTAATTTGTGAATATGTAGATGAAGAAGGTGACATGTATGGTGATGAAGATTCGATTTTAAACTCAGAGAATTTAAAAGAGCTAGAATCATTAGTATACCAACAAAAGACAGAGGCTGACCACGAAAACCACATGAAAGATTTACACAAAAAATTTGGAATATGACAGGTAAGGTAGGAGTTGGTATTATTACATGTAATAGGCCAGAGTTTTTTAAAAAATGTAGAGAGTCTATTAAAGAAGAATGGTATGATCATATCGTTGTAGTTAATGATGGTAGAGGTCCGCTATTTGACGCTCATTTACCGGTACTTATGACAACTGGAATGGAGGGTGTTGGGCGCGCAAAGAATATGGCCCTTAAACACCTATTGGAGGAGGATTGTGATTATATTATTTTGGTAGAAGATGATATGTTATTTAAAGATAATATTTTTGAGCAATATATTAAGGCTTATAAAGCAACAGGTATACATCATTTTATGTTTGCATACCATGGACCGGCTAATAAAGCTGGTATTAGTAAAGGAAACCCGGTGCCACGTAAAATTATTGACTACGGTAAAGTAAAGATTGCTTTAAACCAGCATTGTGTTGGGGCTGTTTGTTTTTATACACGAGAGTGTTTAGATAAAGTAGGGTTATATGATGAAACTTATACTAATGCCTTTGAGCATGTAGATCATTCCTATGAACTTGCTAAAGATAATTATAGTACACCTTACTGGTGGTGGGCAGATATTGCTAATAGTTTAGATTATGTCGTTGAACAGGCATGTTCTGAAGATAGTTCTGCTATTAGACCGAGAGATGACTGGCAATCTAACATTAAAGAAGCGTGGGGTAAATTTACCGATAAACATGGGGTAGGACCTACTGCAGTACCTGATGTACCTGTTAATGTAGTAATAGAAAAACTTAAACAAATAAAAAATGACCGATAGAAAGTATTTACCCACATTTGCAGAGCTTATAGATCGTATGACTATTTGTCAGTTAAAGTCTATCTTTATACCTAGTAATAAAGAGGCATATGATCAAGAGATTAGTGATATAAAGCATGACTTAGATCAAATTATTAAGGAAAAGGATATAGATCTTACAGCAGAACTGATTAGAGCGGTTAGTATTGTAATGTTATCTAATAGGTATATATGGGAAAATGAAAGCAAGGTTAGAAATAGTGCAGATGACGACGAATCAAACCTACTTAAACTAACACACTCTATTAATGGTGTTAGAAATACTGCTAAAAATGTAATTTCCAAAGAACTAGGTGAGCGAGTTGACCTAAAAACAGACTGCCTTGCTGCAGAACTTAAATCAAACCTACAAAATTGGGATGTATTTTAAGTCTATTGCAGATATAGAAGGGTTAACCTTAATTAAACCCGATTTATATAAAGACGAACGTGGCGAAAACTTCGAAGCATACGACACACACACCTTTTTAGAGTTTATAAACGGTAGCCCAACACTTTCCCAACAATTTAAAGGTAAAGAATTCGTATTAGATACGTTTTCTAAGTCTAAGCAAAACGTATTTAGAGGGTTACATGGAGATAATAAAACATGGAAGCTTATTAACTGCTTATACGGTGAAATATACCTTGTAGTGGCTCAACCATCGACGAAAAAATGGGTAGAATTTTATTTAGACAGCAAAACACGTAATCAAGTGCTCGTTCCTGCAGATTGTGTAAATGGTCACTATTGTATTAGTAAAGAGTGCTTATTTAGTTATAAAATGACAGAACACTATGGCGGTGTTGCTAGCCAACACACCGTAAAGTGGCATGATAAAGATTATAATTTTAATTGGCCAATTGATTTAAACCAAGCTATAATTTCAGATAGAGACAAATAATATGAAAGTGTTAATTACAGGAGGAGCAGGTTATATAGGTAGTATTTTAACAGGGTTACTACTAGATAATAAGTATAAAGTTACAGTTGTAGATAATTTAATTTATAAACAGCTAAGTTTAACAGATTATTGCTATAATGAGGATTTTACCTTCATAAAAGGCGATATCCGTAATTTAAACCAGCTGGTTAACCTTAAAGATATGATGTTATTATTCCATTAGCAGCTATCGTCGGTATGCCAGCGTGTGATCGTAATAAGATTGCAGCAACACAGATTAATTACGATCAGATCGAGAATTTAGTCAAAAATACATCAAAAGATCAGCAATTAATACTACCAAACACAAATTCACAGTATGGTTCCTCAGCAGAGGTTATTACTGAAGAAAGTCCATTTAATCCGCTGTCGCATTATGCAAGAACAAAGTGTGAAGCTGAATCATGCTTGCTAAGCAGCGATCGATCAGGTGTAGCGTTAAGATTGGCTACTGTATTTGGTCTATCACCACGTATGAGATTGGATTTATTGGTAAATGACTTTGTGTATCGAGCTGTTACAGACAAATTATTAGTGTTATTTCAATCTTCTTTTAAAAGAAACTACATTCACGTAAGAGATATCGCTAATACCTTCTTATTTGTTATAGAAAACTATGATAAATGCGTGGGTGAACCATTTAATGTTGGTTTATCATCAGCTAATTTAAGTAAACTAGAATTAGCTCAACGTATTAAGCAATATATACCAGAATTAGTAATTATAGAAGAAGAATTTACAGAAGATTTTGATAAACGCAACTATATTGTGTCAAATGACAAGCTTGAAGCCCTGGGATGGCATCCTACTTTTACGTTAGATGACGGTATTAAAGAGTTAATTAAAGGTTATCAGATTATAACCACATTTAACAATAAAGACTTTACTAATTTATAATGGACGTACTATTTATAACACCGGGTAACACCAAGGGTATATATCAAGACCTAGCAACAACTTACGCAGCTATTGAACCTCCTACATGGGCCCTGCTACTAGCAGAGTCGTGTAGATCTGTCGGTTATAAAGTAGCTATATGTGATGCCAATGCCGAACAACTAACTGCTACCGATGTATTAGAGCGTGTTAACAAGCTAAATCCACGTCTTATATGCTTTGTAGTATATGGACAAAATGTTAATGCTGGTACAGTTAATATGTCTGGTGCGGTATATGTTTCTAACCACCTTAAAGCACATAATATTAAAACACCTATAGCTTATGTTGGCTCGCATGTACAAGCATTACCTATAAAATCATTAAGAGATGAACCTTCTATTGATTTTGCATTTGCAAACGAAGGTGTTTACTCTTTAAGAAACATTCTAAGCTTAAAAAACATAGATATTACCGATTTAGGTGATATTAACGGTATTGTATGGCGAAAAGACGGTGTACCAACGTTTAATCCCCCTGAAAAAGTGGTACCCCGTGATAGAATGGACATAGATCTACCTGGATATGCGTGGGACCTATTACCATACGACAAATCCCCGTTAGATTTGTATAGAGCCCCCATGTGGCATGCAGAATACGATGAAACAAAGCGTTCTCCCTACGCAGCTATCCAAACTTCACTAGGATGTCAGTTTGGATGTAACTTTTGCATGATTAATATACTAAACCGCAATGATAACGAAGAAATTGGTGTTGCTGGTAATTATAGCCTTATGAGACACTGGTCTCCGGAGTTTATTATTAAAGAATTTGATAAA